TTTTTTCTTAAGTATTCATCATTAACATTAATTGCTTTTAATTCTTTAATAGCTTTCTTAAAAATTAAACTATTACCTAATTTTTTAAAATCAATGGTATTATCTTTTGTACTTATATCTTCTTCTCTAATATCATTACCCATTTTTTCTAAGATGCTTTCTACTTTTAATTTCTTTGTCATAGTTTTATTAATTATTTTTAATTCATTACGACTATATAGGTATGTTAGCATACTGTCATAATATGTCAAATGTTCTAAACAAGAAAAAAGAAATATAAGTTTTAGCTATTGAAATTTGTCCTGTTTTCTGTTATACTGTATAGTAATGGCTAAGAAACTATCAATAAAAAAAAAGATAGAGAAATATATTATAGAAGCTTGTAAAAGATTAAATTTAAGCGAGTGGAAGATATATGTAAATTATGCTCCGATAGATAAGAAATCTTAGGAATAGGAGGAAATAGGTAGAATAGGTAGAAATAGGGATAAAACAAGGAGATAGAATTAGTTCTAAGCAATTAAAAACTATGACAAGGTATAATGTATCAACTAATTAAAACAAAACTATGGCGTATGATGTAAACGGCAAGGCAACTAGAAAACCAACGACTGATGAGTATAGAGAAACATACGAAAGAGTTTACGGCTGGGAGTGTATATATTGTAATGTTATGAATAAGGATAGCAAGTGTAAAAAATGTCATAGAGAGAGAGAAGAAGCAAAAAGAAGTTAGATAGATGCTAGAGTAATAAAAACTAAACTAAACTATCACGCCCTTTATTCTATTATGAGAATAGACTAGAGAGAGAGAATATAAATTAAACCATTGTAATACTATGAAAAGAGATGTTAACCCAACGATGAGACAAAAAGAAGCAGTTAAGCATTTGATAGAAGACAAATCATCTTTAAAATCAGCGATGACCAAAGCTGGTTATTCTGAAGCTACCACGAGAAACCCTAAAGAGAACTTAACAAATAAAGAAGGCTTTAGGATACTATGTGAAAAAGCTGGATTGACTGATGACCTTATACTTAATGCTTTAACTGAAGACATAAAAGCAAAGCCAAAGAACAGAAAGCCCGAGCTAGAGTTAGGGGCAAAGATAAAAGGGATGTTAGTAGATAGAACAGAGATGACGGGGAGTATCAATATTGAAATGACTAATTACGGAGATAACATAGAGGATAACAAGGTTATAGAGAAAGACAGAGACTTATAGCTCATTGTAATCCATTCTAAGCCACGCTATAAGAGAAGATGACTAATGTATCAACTATAATCACGCCTAATGTCTAGGGTATCAAAAAAGACATAATCAAGCATAAGGGGAAAGGGGAGGGGGAGGTCCGATTGTTTCTCAGAGAGTTCTTGTCAGATTAGGTAGTAAAAATTTATAACATACCAAAACATAAAGTAAGCCTACACATGAATACTACTAAATTACCATATAGCTTCACTCCAAGGGATTATCAAATCCCTTTTTTAAGAGCTTTAGATAATGGTATTAAAAGGGCGGTGCTAGTATGGCATCGTAGAAGTGGTAAGGATAAGACAGCTTTTGCTGCTTTACCTAAAGAGGCTTTTAAAAGGAAAGGAACTTACTTCTATTTAGCTCCTACATATACACAGGGTAAGAAGATTATCTGGGACGGTATAGACAAGAATGGATTTAGATTTCTACATCATGTGCCAAAACAGCTTATAAAGGGCAAACCTAACGAAACTGAGATGAAAATAGACCTAGTCAATGGCTCTGTTATTCAGGTTATAGGTACAGATAAAATAGATAGTATTGTAGGTACGAACCCTTTGGGGTGTGTATTTACGGAATATAGCTTGCAGAATCCTAAAGCATGGGACTTAATAAGACCTATTTTAGCTGAGAACGGAGGCTGGGCTGTATTTATCTATACTCCTAGAGGAATGAACCATGGATATAAGATATTACAACAAGCTAAGGACAATCCTAAGTGGTTTACTCAAATTCTTACCGTAGATGACACAAAAGCTATTCCTAAAGAGGTATTAGAGGAAGAAAGGAGAGATATGCCTGCAGATTTATATGAGCAGGAATATAATTGTAAATTCATAGAAGGGGCTTCTCAGTTCTTTAAAAGGATTGATGAGAATACATGGAATGGTGATTTACAACCAAATCCTGGGCATTTATATCAGGTAGGTGTGGATTTAGCCAAGTATCAGGACTTTACTGTTATAACCCCTTTTGACAAGACTACTTTCCAAGTAGGTAAGCAAGAAAGGTTTAACCAGATGGACTTCAATTTACAGAAAGCAAGAATAGAAGCAGTAGTCCGTAGATTTGATGCCAACCTTTGTATCGATAGCACAGGAATTGGTGACCCAGTTGTAGAAGACCTAGGGAGAACAGGAATATCTATTTATCCAGAAGGAGGATTTAAGTTCTCTGCTACTTCAAGAATGAACCTTTTAAATAATTTAGCTATTTTACTAGCACAGGATAAAATAAAAATACCAAACGATGAAGGCTTGATAGAAGAACTTAAAGCATTCCAATATACTACTACCCCTACAGGAGTAAGAAAGGTATCTGTACCTGCAGGAATCCATGACGATAGAGTTATGAGCCTAGCATTAGCAGTTTATAACGCTAAAGTGCCTATTTCTTCTGAAGAATTAAATCAAGACTTCGGTTTGTACGAAACTGAATATAATTAATAAAGATAATTATTGTAAATATAGCTATAAAATGCTATAATAAGAGATAACAAACTAAGTTTATATATATATGATTAATAAAAAGGATTTAGAGTCAGAAGCAGTTAGTTTAGTAAGGGGAGAGAGAGATGCTTGGGAAAATGCAACAGCCTTTGTCACTGACAAGGTTGCTTTTAATATGCGTAACCTAATAAGAACAATGCGTAAGAATTACTGGGGTGTATTTGATAAACCAGTTGACCCAGTTACAGGATTAAAAAAGGTTTGGATTCCTATGTCAGAATGGTTAGTAGATACTACTGTCAAGCAATCTGATATAGATAGAAAAGATATGAAATTCAGAGCTAAGAATCCATCTGCTATTGGACTTACTAAAATTATAAGAAACTTAGCTATTAATGTTTTAGATAGTATTTTCTTTGGTGAGAAGTTAAATGATTTAGAAAGACAACTTGCTATTGATGGAACTAGAGTATGGAAAACATTAGATGGTATTGACCCAAAAACAAAAAAGAGAACTATTAATATCGTAGAGCCAGATTTATTAAACTTATATATAGACCCAGCAGCTAATAACATTCAAGATGCTTATAGATTTACGGAAAGAGGTTTATTGTCAGTTGGACAAATTAAATCTATGGATTGGATTAATACAGCAGAAGTAAGAGCAGAAGAAGGATTATCAGCAACAGATTCATTACGAATGGGTGGCAACGAATCAAAAAATACTAAAGCTGTTGATGTTTGGGAAACTTGGGGATTAATTCCAGAATACTTAATTACTGGTAATAATAAAGATACTCAAGAGATTGAAGGTCATATCGTAGTTTCAGGTATAGATACTCCTGGAAAAGAATTAGTACATTTAGTTGAAAGAAATGAAGGAGGACTTAAACCTTATGAGGAAGCATTCTTAATCAAAGTTCCTGGAAGGTGGTATGGAAAAGGAGTTTGTGAAAAAGTTATGTGGTTACAGTTATGGTTGAATACTATTGTTAATATTCGTATCAATCGTTCCAGAATTTCTCAATTAGGTATTTTCAAGATTAAGAAAGGTTCTGGTGTTACACCACAAATGCTTTCAAGATTAGCTTCTAACGGAGCTGTAATGGTTAACGATACTAAAGATATTGAACAGTTTGTAATGCAAGAGGCTAGTGCAGCTTCTTACAAGGACGAGGATAACGCAATTACATGGGCACAAAGGATAACATCTTCATTTGAAACTGCTACAGGCGAAGGTATGGCAGCTAGCACGCCTGCTACTAACGCAGCAATTCAATCTGCTAGTTCTCAATCATACTTTACTCTTATAAAGGAAAATCTTGGATTCTTCTTAGACAGGTGGGTACAAAGACATTTCCTACCTTTGATGATTAAAGGTGTTAAATTAGGCGATATAGTAAGATGTTCTGGCGATGTAGATGAAATTAAGGAATTAGACCAGTTATTAGTCAATAAATTGCTTTGTGAGCAACTAGAAAAGGCTAATAGTCAAGGGTTAGCACTAAATCCTATGCAGGTATTACAAGAAAAGGAAAGAGCTATGGCTAAATTAGAAAGTTATGGTGGAGAAAGGTATATTAAGTTGTTAAAGAAAATAGATGTGTCACAATTTGATGTAGAATTTGACATTGGTAACGAGAAGTTGGATAAAAACATCATGTATCAACAGTTAGCTAGTATTTTAAGTGTTGTTCCTGAATATAAAGACCAAATTATGGAATATATGTTTGATTTAATGGGTATTACGCTAAAGAAACCACAAATTCCTATGATGCAACAAATGCAGGAAGGTGGACAAGCACCTGGACAAGCTAATCAAACACAAGCACAAGTTCAAAGACAACAGAAACCAGTTAAGAGTGCTAGAGATGTAAGCCCAACAGGTTCAGTTATGCAAGCTAAAACATTAAATAATTAATATGGCTAAAAAATTAGATAAAGAGACAAGAAAAGTTTTATCAAAACAAGAAAAGATTAGTAATTTTGTTGATAATGAAGGTTGGAAAATTGTGAAAAAAGAATTAATGAGTAAATTGATAACAATAGACTCTATAACTTCTGTACCTAGGGATAAAAAATCTAATGAAGAAATGTTACATGAATATGGAGTAAGAGAAGGAGTAGTTTCTGTAGTAATTGAATGGATAAATGAAATGGAAGGTACTGCCGCACAATTCAAGAGCAATAGAGAATTGATGAAAGAGGTTAGAGGAGATTCAATAGTTCAATACTTCGAATAAGAAATTCACCGATGTCCCTTTATAGGGATATTGGCGAGTTCCTAATTAAATTAAAAAGGTCGAGGAACTTCAGCACTAATATAAAATCATGGACAAAACAATCAATACCGAAGAAACCCTACCTAATGATGAAACATTAGAAGGTGATGTATCGACTGGTTCTGAAAATGTCGAAAGCGTTCACGAGCTATTATCTAAAGAGCTTGGGAAAGACTTCAAAGATGATGAATCAGCTTTAAAGTCAATAAAAGACACTTTCAAATATGTTGGCAAGGTCGGTCAGGTCTTACCAGCCATTGAGAAACTCAAGGAAAAATTTGGAAGCGAATCCGCCGTTTTAGATACATTAGCAAAAATGGAGAAAGGAGAAACTAAAGAATCTCCTATCGACACAAAAGGTTTCGTATCGCAGGAGAAATATGATAAAGATACTTTCTTTAACAAAAACCCTGAACACGAAGCTAATCGTGAATTGTTAGATGCTTTAAGGACTAATAATCCAGATAAAAATTTGAGTGAATTGGTAGAAATGCCTGTTTATAAGAATATTTTTGACAAAGCAACTAAATACGACAAGTCCGAGAGTTCAAAATCAGTGCTTGTATCTAATCCAAAGTTAGGTCAGGCAACCGATAACATCTCAAAAGCAAAAGAATACGCCAAAGCTGGTGACATTAATGCCGCTAGTGATGCAGCTACTAAAGCTGTAATGGACGCATACGAACTGTAATTGAGATACGGGAACTGTACCTAAATAGAATATGACTACAGATAATATTTTAAGGACATTTGGAGATGTTTCAGCAAAAGAAGATGTAGTATTAAATGCTATCGAGATTCTTACCGCAACAGAAACTCAAATTATGAATATGTTGCCTAAGACTAAAGCAATCAATACTATTCACTCTTACTTAACCGACACATTAGCTACAGCTGGCAGTCTAGCAGTAGCCGAAGGTGGAGATTACAGTGCAGCTGCTCTTACTACACCAGCTAGGTTAACAAACTTGGTTGAGAATGTAGCTAAGAACTTCAAGGTTACTAGAACACAACAGGATATCGCCCATTATCAGGGTGTAGATGAACTACAAAGACAAACAACTAAAGCTCTCAAAGAATGGGGTAATGCTGCAGAGTTTGACTTAGTCCGTAGTACATTAGCTTCTGGAGCTTCTGGCACAACTTGCAAAATGAGTGGTATCATCGAAGCTGTTTCTAAATCTTCAAATCATACTTCTCACTCGTCTGGAACAGCTTTTTCTGCTTCCATACTTGATGGACTTATGAAAGATAGTTGGGATAATTCTAATGGTGATGTTGCTACAGATTTGTTCGTAGGCAGTTATCTACGAAATGTAATCGATAGTTTCACCCAAAAGAGTAATGTTGTTGTCAACAACGCTGGAGGAGTATCTTCAATTGTACGAACCGTTTCAACTTATGAAACTGCTTTCGGAACATTGAGAATCTTCAAGCATCGTTACATTCAACAGAGTGGTGACGCTACTGGTAGAGTATTAATTATTCGCCCAGAAAAGTTAGCAGTTGCTCACTTGAAGAAACCTTATATTGACAAAGATTTGGCTAGAAGTGGAGACTACGATAGAATTTTGTCGTCCTTATGGGAAACCATAAGTGCAAAATCTTGTAAATTCAGGGAAAACCTAAAGGAAACCATGGCAACCCTGAGCGAAATCCGTATTGACATTAGCCCTGTTATGATATAGAATATAGTTATATCATTAATAAGCTAAAAAAATATGGAGACGTGCAGAGACTATAATCAGGAAACCGTAAAACAATGTACTAGATGTAAAAAAATAAAATTATTATCAGAATTTAACAGAAAAAAAGATGGTAAATTCGGTAGATATTCTCATTGTAAAGAATGTAAATCTAAAACTGATAGGAAATATGGTAAAGATAATAAAGAAAAAATTACATCAAGATACAAACATTGGTCTTTAAAAAACAGAGATATAATAAATAAAGCAAGTAGAAAGTATTACTACAAGAATAGAGAAAAGCATTTAGTTTTAACTCGTAATAGACGAGCAAGAATGAGAAATGCAGAAGGTAGTTTTACTTTAAAGGAATGGGAAGAATTAAAAGATAGACATAATAATAGATGTGCTGAATGTGGTAAAAGTGAACCATTTAATCAATACAGAAAATATTTAACTATTGACCATATAATTCCATTGTCAAAAAATGGCACTAATTATATAAGTAATATTCAACCATTATGCTTTGTATGTAACTCTGTTAAAAAAGATAAGGTTAAGGGATAGTCCGAACTATATGGAAACATATAGAGATTAGTAGAAATATCTAATCCGCTACATTAGTAGCAGTAACAAATTTGAATCGTGCCGTAGTAGGTAAATTTACCCTTGAGGTAAGAAACCAAGACTCTAATACTTTTGCCGATGGCTTCAATATAGGCTAGTAGAGTTTCTATTATAAAATAATAGGTTGCTGGCTCGTCTTATCTGTCAAATTGGTTAAGATGAGCCACAATTTGACAACAACCTTATATAAATGTATGAATAAACCACAAAAACAAATAGTGGATATAGTACACGATTACAAAGTTATGTTCGGTAAAGAATATGATGAAGTAGTTATGTATATAATAGCCAAGAGAGAGGAAATGAAATCTGATACAGGTGTTCTTAAAGATGGAGATTTTAAGTCTGAATATATAGATAGAAAGATTTTTGAAGTACCTGAAACACTACATACAATGTTAAAAGAAAAATTAACAGCAGAAGAATACGCTTATTACACTACAAAGGCAGGTAGTAGGTGGTTTGCCAAGAGATTTGGTGAATTTTGCTTAGTAAATATATAATATGAAAGAAAAATATCTAGCTCTTGCTATGATATGCAAGGGTACAAAAGAAGAAATAAAATCATTAGATACTTGTTTATCTAGTGTTGCTCAATTTGTTGACGATGTTTTTATAACATTGACTTATACAGATAAAGAAAGTGATGTTGATGGATTAAAAAAATACCTTGAGGATAATTGGAATGCTAAAGTTTCTACATTTAAATGGATTAAAGACTTCGCTGCTGCTAGAAATCATAACTTTGCTCAAGTACCTAAAGACTTTAAGTATATCTTATGGTTAGACGCAGATGATGCTTTAAGAGGTGCTTCTGATTTAAAAGATACAATGAAAGAAAATGAGGCAGATGTATATATACTTAATTATATTTACGCAATAGATGAAGATAAGAATCCAACAGTAGTTCACATGAAAACACAGATAGTAAAGAACGATGGTTGTGTTAGTTGGGTTGGTAAATTACATGAAGATTTTGATAAGAAAAGAGAACTAAAATCTTATCTTATTAAAGATATTGATAGAATACATTTGAGTACAGATGAAAGGTTTGAAGAAGCTAAAACAAGAAATCTTGAAGTAGCAGAAGATGATGTTAGATTGAATCCTAAAGACCCTCGTTCGTATTGGAACTTGGCTAATTCACTAAAAGCATTAGGAGATAATAAAGCACTAGAAGTATTTAAGAAGTTTATGTCAATGAGTAAGTCTGAAGAAGAAATGTATATAGTAAGATTAAGAGTTGCAGAGATACATTGGACAAATAAAGATTTTAGTAAAGCTATAGATGAGTGTAGATATGCTATAGGATTAAGACCTAGATACCCTGACGCTTATCATTTAATGGCTAATGTTTATCACGATGTAGGCAAATATGATAAAGCAGTTGAGAATCATTTGATTGGTTTAAGACTAAAACCACCATATCATTCAATTATTGTTTATAACCCAAGAGATTATGACTTCGTTCCTATGAACAACTTAGCAAAGACCTTCTTTTCTATGGGCAGACCTGACTTGGCATTACCTATGTTGGAAGCGTGCCTTAAAATAAGTCCTAGAAATGCTAAGGTGAAAGAAATGGTTACTTTATTGAGAGAAGAAACAAACAACTTTAACGAGATGTTGGTTTATGTTAAAGAATTAGAAGCTACAGAAGATAAAGAAGAACTATATAAAAAACTACAAGCAATACCTGATAAATTTAAATCAATTCCACAGATTTGTAGAATAAGAAATAAGAATTTTATTAAAGAAGAATCAACAGGGAAAGATATAGTTTATTACTGTGGATTTACTCAAGAAGAATGGACACCTGAAACTGCTAAAAAGAAAGGAATAGGTGGTTCTGAAGAAGCAGTTATTTGGTTAAGCAAGATGTGGGCAAAGAAAGGATATAATGTAACTGTATATAATAATTGTGGTCATAAAGAAAAAGAGTTTGATGGTGTCAAATTTAAGCCATTTTGGACATGGAATCCAAGAGATAAGCAAGATGTCACTATTCTATGGAGAACGCCTCGTATGGCTCAATATGAGCTAAATACGGGCAAACTGATAGTGGACTTACATGATGTTATACCACCTGGAGAGTTTACTGAAGAAAGACTAGCTAAAATAGACAAAGTATTTGTTAAATCAAAGGTACATAAAGATTTGTTCCCTGATATTCCTGAAGATAAATTTGTTGTTGTTCCTAACGGAATAGATAGTGAATTATTTGATTTAGAAACAAAGAAAGACCCTTACTTATTACTTAACACATCTTCGCCTGATAGAAGCCTCGGTTCATTAGTTGATTTATTTGCTGAAGTTAAAAAGCAAGTTCCTGAAGCTAAATGTAAATGGGCTTATGGCTGGGGAGTATTTGATGTAGTTCATGGAGATAATAAAGAGTTAATGGATTGGAAAACAGGAATACAAAAGAAAATGAAAGAAACTGGTATTGAAGAACTTGGAAGAATAAGTCATGGAGAAGTAGCAAAGTTATATAAGAAAGCTAGAATATTTGCTTATCCATCTGAGTTCTTTGAAATAGATTGTATTTCATTGAGTAAAAGTATGGCTTCTGGTTGTATTCCAGTAACTACAGATTTTGCTGCGATGGGAGAAAAGTCTGGTAATGGTGGATACTTTATACACAGTGAAAAGACAAGTGATAATTGGTGTCCTTCTGGAACTTATGATTTTGGAATAAAGAATAAGCTACAGAGAAAGGAATGGGTAGAAAAGGTTGTTATGCTATTAAAGAATCAACCTACTAAAGAGCAATTAAGAATTATGAGTGATTGGGCTAGAAGAACATTTGATTGGAGAGGAGTCGCAAATAAATGGATAACTAACTTTATAAAGTAATGATTAAATTAAAAATTTATATAAAGTAATGAAATATAAAATATTAACTAGAAAACAAAATAGATGGGGAGAAGGATACCAGTATGGTGATATTGTTGAGTTTGATGATGAGGCTGCTAGAGTTCCATTGGAAAGAAATGAGATAGAAGCTATTAATGGAGTAAAAGAAATAAATAGATTTGTAGCAAATAATGAGAAATCACACGAAGTAAAATTCAATCATAAGAAAGATACTTACGAATGTACTATTTGCGGAAAGAATCACAAGATAGATAGTAAAATAGGACAATCACATTTGATTGAGATTAATAAGGGACAAGACAAGGTTATCTTGGCTAAAGATGCTTTATCAGAGTTTAAATCTATATTAGATGAACTAGGAGTCATCTTTTGGTTAGACTACGGTACATTATTGGGTGCTTATAGAGATAAAGCATTCTGTAAAGACGATGAAGATGATATTGATTTATGTAGTTGGGTTAATTATCAAGATAAGAAAATAGTAAGTATGGCAGTAGAAAAAGGATTCTCTGTTTATCATATTTGGGAAAAACAATACTCTTTCATTAAAAATGAGATTAAGATAGATTTATTCTTTAGCGATAAGAAAGGTAAAGATGCTATTACTTATCTTTATAGAGATGAGAAAGAAATACCACAAGTTATACCAGCACATTTTTATGAACAATTAGCAATCATAGAATTTTATGGAGAAATATTTAATATGCCAAGAGAAATAGAATCATTCTTGGAACATAAATATGGCGATTGGAAAACTCCAGTACATAGAAGTGAGTATAATTGTTTTGAGAAAAAGAATAATAAATTGATTAAATAAGTTTTATGAAAAATAAGACAACAGCAATTATAGTTACATTCTTGAGAGATGCTTATTTAAAGGAGTGTGTTTCTTCGTTGAGTAAAACTTATCCTAATATAGACATAATGGTTTCAGATAATGGGCTAGTTAATAATGATAAACTAAAATACTACAAAGGATTAAATAAAAAAGGAGTTAAGACTTTCTTTCTACCATTTGATACAGGAATAACTTATGGAAGGAACTTCTTGGTTAAGCGTGTAAAAACTCCTTATGTTTTAATAGGAGATGACGATTTCTCTTATGATAAGGACACTAATCTGGAGGCTATGATTAGTTTACTAGATAGCAAGAAAGATATAGATATAGTTTGTGGCAGAGTGAGAGAGGGGGGAGAAATAAAAAACTATCAGGGAGATATTGATAGACATGATGATGATTCATTCCATTACTCAGAAATGACATTAGATAATTATAAGAAAAGTAAGGGAGTTAAATATAAGAAAGTTGATATAGGATTCAACTTTGCCCTAATGAGAACAAAGATATTTAAGAAAATATTATGGGATACTAATATAAAGGTAGCCTATGAACATTCTGATTTCTTTATAGAGGCAACCAATAAAGACTTAAAGACAGTGTTCACCCCAGACGCAATAGTAGTACACAAGCCAGAACATGTTTCCCAATATCAATCTAGTGATTATAAGACTTATAGATACAGGAAAGAAGATAAAGATTACTTCTTTAATAAATGGAAAATAAATTATATAGTCGATATGAAAGGCAATAAAAGTAGTAGGTAAATATGAAGGACTCAAATAAAAAATCAATGTTAAAAAGTTTAGTGTGGAGGATAATAGGAATATTCTGGTTAGCAGGAATTACTTGGATATTCACTAAAAGTTGGATAGCGGTAGGATTAATAACATTTATACATCATGGTATATTTTTAGTCGTATTCTATTTACACGAGAGATTATGGATAAAATTAGCAAATAAATATAAAGCCATAAGAGATAAGAACAAGTTAAGGTTTTGCCTAAAAGCATTTACCTACGAGATTATATTAGGAAACATAATACTTGGACTTATAACATATCTAATTACTGGAGATATAAAGCAAATGACAGTTATTACTCTTACATACATACAGAGCAAGCTAGTTTTGTATTTCTTTTATGACTGGTTCTGGACAAGGAAGAAGATAGTCTATGCCTATGTAGTAGCTGATATATTCCATATAGGGCATTTAATAGCCTTAGAGAACGCCAAAAAACAAGGAGATTATTTAATCGTTGGAGCATTAACAGATGAAGCTACAATGGAAAAGAAAGTTAAACCTATAATACCTTTTGAGGAAAGAATAAGAATAATAGAAGCATTAAAGTGTGTAGATGAAGTCGTGCCACAGGAAAGATATTCTCCATTAGAGAATGTAAAGAAATTAAAGCCAGATG